GGATTATTGGGACTACAAGTGAAAGCACCCCAAAAATCCTTGAAGGCGTGGGGCGATCAGAAGTGGCGCACCAAGTCTGGCAAGCCCTCGACGCAGGGTCCCAAGGCGACAGGTGAGCGTTACTTGCCGGAGAAGGCGATTGGTGCCTTAAGCAGTGCCGAGTACGCAGCAACATCAAGAAAAAAACGTGCAGATACAGCAAAGGGTGTGCAGTTTAGCAAGCAACCCAAGAAGGTAGCTGCAAAAGTAAAATCGTATCGAAATCGAGGTAAGTAACATGGCCGGACGTGGAATGGGTGCAGCAACAAGGGGCGGCGGAGCCGTTGAGCAAGGTCCAAAAAACAAGATAATCTCTGAGACCAGCAAGAAAACAGGCCCGGTCATGATGGCAAAGGGTGGTCTGGCTGACAAAAAAGGCCGTGCCATGAAGAAAAAAGGCAAAGACGCTATGGGCCGCGCGATGAAAATGCGCAAAGGCGGGATGGCGTGTGATTAATGGCTACTTCAGGAACAACAGACTTTAACCTACAGATCGACGACCTTATCGAAGAGGCGTTCGAGCGTTGCGGCATGCGGATGACGGCTGGTTATCAGCTATCGTCTGCGCGTCGCTCATTAAACCTGTTGTTTTTGGACTGGGCGAACCGTGGCCTGAACCTGTGGACCATTGAGGAATCAACGATTGCTCTGACGCAGGGCAGCCGGGTGTTGAACCTTCCTCTGGACACGGTCAACGTGTTGTCGGCGGTGATCCGCCAGACCACAACCGGGCAGCAGCAGGATGTGTCGATTGATCGGATCAGCCGGGAGGAGTACTTGGACCTGCCGGACAAGCTGACGCAGGCTCGCCCAGCACAGTTCTACGTGGAACGTAGTAACACGCCACAGGTGTATCTATACCCGGCGGCAGATAAGGTGTACACCTTTGTGTACTACCGGATTCGCCGCATTGAAGATGCTGGCGCTTACGGCAATACGTCGGACGTTAACTTTCGATTCCTCCCCTGTCTGGCTTCGGGTCTCGCCTACATGCTGTCGCTGAAGTACAGTCCGGATCGAACCGGCGCACTGAAGCAGATGTATGAAGAGGACTTCCAGAGAGCGGCGCTGGAGGATAGAGACACGGCAAGCTTCCACATAGTGCCTGATTTCGGGGTGTGAAATGGCGTTTGCAACGGGTAAGTTTTCATACGGCCTCTGCGATAACTGCGGACAACGCTACCCGTACAAGGTTTTAAGAAAGAACTGGCGCGGGTTCATGGTTTGCCCTGACGACTATGAGCCAAAAGAGCCACAATTGCAGCCGTTGCGGTATACTGGCGATGCAATTGCGCTGCGAGATCCGCGCCCTGACAGGGTGGAGCCGCAGGTGATTTTCGTAGGCTTACCGGGTGACGCAGCCTTCCAGAGTATCGGCAGCGCAAATGGCAGCATAAACATGCGGCCTTTCCCTGAGCAGAACGCGGTTCAAGGTGTTGGATCCATTGGCAAAGTGACGATAGTGATAACCTGATATGACATACGACGAGCTGGTCACAAACATTAGGAACTACACCGAGGTGGACGCTAACGTGTTCACCAACGCGGTTATTAACACTTTTATCACAATGGCCGAGAACCGTATTCTTAGGGACATCGATCTTGATGTGTACAAAAAAGAGTCAATAGGCTCCATGACCTCCGGCAATCGATTCCTGACGTCGCCAACGGATATTCTGACGCATCGCTACATGTTCATTACCGTTGGCACGGACAAGGTTTATTTGGATTTTCGCGACACCTCCTTCATGCGTGAGTACTGGCCCAATCCTGCTCTGACGGGTGTGCCAAAGTACTACGCGGTGTGGGATCAGGACACGTTTAACATTGCGCCAACGCCCAATTCTAATTACGTTGTAGAAATTGGGTACATCTACCGCCCGGCGCAGTTGTCGTCTGCCAACCCAACAACGTGGATCAGCACCAATGCCCCAGAGGCGCTGCTGTACGCATGCTTAATTCAGGCATACAGTTACACCAAGGGTCCGGCTGAGATGCTTGGGTACTTTGATAACAGCTACAAGCAGGCAATACAGGGCTTGGGCATTGAGCAGCAGGGTCGCCGACGTCGTGACGAGTTCCGAGACGGCATGATCCGTATACCCATTCGATCAGATTCACCGGGACCATAACGATGTTTAGCTCACTGGGTGGCGGAGAAATAGGCGAGATTAAGGCAACGCTGGTGTCCGGGCGAGGCTTTACGCCTGAAGAACTAGCAGAGCAGGCGCTGAACAAGATTGTGTCGGTGGGCGGCAACTGCCACCCGGTTATCCGAGATCAGGCCGAAGCCTTTAAAAACGATATTCGTGGGGTGCTGGTGCATTACATGAGACAAGCGGTGCGGTCCAACCACACCACGTTAGCAAATAAATTCCGCGCCGCTGGGCATCCGGAACTTGTAAAATTACTGGAGAGTTAACATGCCTATTAGCATAACAACCGCAATGCCCACCAGCTTCAAAGTTGAGCTGCTCAAGGGCGTACACAACTTCACTGCGTCTACAGGTAACACCTTTAAGATTGCTCTGCTCAAGGCTGCTGCTGCAGGTTCTGGCACCTTTGGCGCTGCGACCACCGCTTACGGTAACCTTGGTTCAGACGAGCTTGGAAGTGGTAGTGGTTACACCACGGGCGGCAACACCTTGGTTTCCGTCACTCCGGTGGCAGATGGCACCACGGCAATATGTGACTTCACGGACACTACGTGGAGCGCAGCGACGTTTACCACCTCGGGCGCGTTGATTTACAACGATACCGCTGCGGGCGATCCTGCGTGTGCGGTGTTGAGTTTTGGCGGCGACCAGACAGTAAGTTCCGGTGATTTCCAGATTCAATTTCCTGTTGCTGCAGCCGCTACCGCGATTATTCGCATAGCGTGAGGTGAGTCATGAGCGCCACTACCTACACTAAAGGTTATGGTGAAGGCGCTTGGGGCATTAACGGCTTCGGGGGCATAGCCCCTGCTTACGAAGTTGACGGCGTCGCGGGTACGGGCGCAGTAGGCACAGTTACACCAGCTTATAACACCACGGTGGTTGCAGCGGGCGTTGCTGGTTCCGGGAATGTTGGGACGGTATCAGTCTCGGTAAATGACTCCGTTGTACCTGTTGGGGTTGAAGGTTCAGGTGCCGTTGGAACAGTAAGACCAAAGATTGCTTACGGCGTGTCTGGGGTCCAAGGCGTTGGTGAAATCGGCGGCTTTGAAGTACAGGTTGATGACATTGTCATCCCTGTGGGAGTGCAAGGCACAGGCGCAGTAGGCACGGTAGGCATATTCATAGCCGCCATTTTTGTACCTGTTGGCGTTCAAGGCACAGGCGCAATAGGCACTGCAGTTGCTCGGGTTTCGTTTGCCGTGTCCGGCGTTGAAGGCACAGGCTCCGTTGGAGACGTTGTAGACATTGTTGCGCCCCGGTTAATAGGGGTGCAGGGCTCAGGCGCTGTCGGTATTGCAACTCCGGTTTACGATACAGACATTGTTGCCGCAAGCGTATCTGGAACGGGCGCGGTAGGCAGTGTAGTATCGCTTGTTAGAAAATCGGTCACGGGTGTGGCCGGCGTCGGCAATGTGGGCAGTGTAGTCATATCGGTTGATGACGTAGTTATACCAACCGGCGTTGCTGGAGCTGGCGCGGTGGGCAACGTGAGAACAATTGGCTGGAGTGTCGTAAACGATGCACAGACGCCGAACTGGAATGAAATAAATGATGTTCAAACCCCGAATTGGATTGAAGTAGACGACGCTGCGTAGGAGCTGACATGGCAAGTTATTCAAATGATCTACGACTTAAAGAGATCACCACAGGCGACGAGTCAGGCACATGGGGCACCAGCACCAACACCAACCTCGCCCTGATCGCTGACGCGTTTAGCCTTGGCACCAAGCAGATGGCTGCTGACGCCAACGAAACATTTACGATGCCGGATGCGTCGGCGGACGGTACACGCTCGCTGTACCTGAAGA